CCTCGCCGACGCGGAGAAGCGGCGCGCGGAAGAGGCCGCGGCCGCCAAAGCCAAGCAGCTCGAGGACCGCGGCCAGGTCGCCCAGGCAGCGCAGGTCCTGGAGCGCGCGATCGCCGCGCCGCCGCCGGCCGTCGTCCTGCCCGACAGCACGCCGAAGGTCGCCGGCATCAGCGCGCGCAAGGTCTGGCGGTTCCGCGTCGTGGACGAGGCGCTCGTCCCGCGCGAGTACCTCAAAGTCGATGAGACGAAGGTCGGCGCCTACGTGCGCGCGATGAAGAGCACCGGGGCGATTCCCGGGATCGAGATTTACAGCGAGGACGACGAGAGCGTCAGAAGGATCGGCTGAATCTGTCCGCGTTGGTCAGACCAATGGAGCCACAACGGAATGTGGGTCAAACTCGACGACGCCTTTCCTGAGCATCGCAAGATCGAAGAGGCCGCGCGCGCCCTCGGCCGCTTCGGCGTCAGCCGCGCCATCGCCGTGTATGTCGAGGGCCTCTGCTACGCCGCGCGCAACCTGACCGACGGCTTCCTCTCCGCGCGCATCGTCGCCAAGCTCTACACCGACCCGGCGCCGCAGCAGGTCGCCCGCGCACTCGCCACCGTCGGCCTCTGGGAACCCGTCGAGGGCGGCTATCAGATCCACGACTACGGGCACTACAACCCCACGTCCCAGGAGGTCAAGGAGAAGCGGGAGTGGGACCGAAAACGGAAGTCCCTCTACAGCGACCCTGACCTCGTCGTCGCGATTCGCACGCGCGATCAGGACCGCTGCCGCTATTGCGGTGAGCGTGTGAACTGGACCGACCGTCGCGGCCCAGGCGGCGGGCAGTTCGATCACGTCGTGCCCAGAGGCGACAACTCGATGAGCAACGTCGTCGTCGCCTGTCGCGGCTGCAACAACCGGAAGGGAGATCGGACACCCAAGCAAGCTCGGATGGTTCTTCTCGATGAGAACCAAGTCGGACCTAGTTCTGAGAGCCCAATAGGACCTAGTTCAGAACTAGTTCCCAAGAACCAAATAGGAACTAGTTCGGAACCAGTTCCCCCTCGCGGGGGCGCGCGGCGCGATCGCGATCCCGTCCCGTCCCCAGATCCGGATCCGGATCCCAGCAGAGGTACTCCTCCCCCCAGTGTGTCTTCGTCGAACAGGCCGCCTGCGGCGGCAGACACACGGCGCGGGGCGCTCTCGATCGGCTCACATAAAGCCCACGCGAGTTGCGGCCGGCCCTGCGTCCCGGCGTTCCTGCACGCCGAATTCCGGCAAAATCTCGGCGGCGATGAGGACGCCAACGACCGCGAGTTACGCGCGTGGTACGGGCGCGTCATGGACGAATGGCACGGGAAAACCATCCCGCTGGACGGCGTAAAGTTCTGGCGTCGGGCGTTTGAATCCTGGCAGAAAACCGAGGCAGAGGAGGCGATGTGGAAGGCCATGTAATCGCCGCCGCGCCCCCCCTGCCGGAGTGGTTCAAGACCACCCTCCGCGAATTTTTCCTGTGCTGGCGGCAGACCGTCACGGTCGAGATGGGCCGCGCGTACTGGGCCACCCTGAGCGACTGCGACCCGCACGACGTCGCGGCCGCCGCCCTGGATCTCAGGCGCGGTGCGGGCGGCGAGTGGCCTCCGAGCGCGAGCACCTGGCACCAGGTTGCGGACCAGATCGGGCGCGATCGTCGGCTGCGCGAGACCATCCAGCTGGGACGAGAACAGCACTGGCGCGCAGAGTGTCAGGACTGCGACGACACCGGCTGGCAGAGCCTGGAATGCACCGCCACGGCCCGCTGTGGTCGACCCCGCTGTGACCAGGCCGAGGAAGCCTTCACGCATGGCTACGCGGCCGTGTGCCCCTGCCGTCCGACCAACAGCACGTATCAGCGTTCGCGTGACCGTGAGCGCACCAGCGCGCGACGCGAGAGGAGCCGCACCGCATGACCACCAGGACGAGCAACCCCAACGGGAAGGACCGCGACGCCGAGCGGCACGCGCGGCGCCGCAAGCCCCGCTCGCACACCGTGCCGCATCCGAAGGACCCCGCGCCCGTCGAGGATCCGCCCGTCGAGGCCGCGCCAACCGTCATCACCCAGGCTGCCGAGATCCTCGAGCAAGAGCAGGCCACGGAGCCGCCGCCGGCGCTTCATCCCGGCGTCAACGAGGACGAACGCGAACGGCTCCGCGAGGCGCTGCGTCGCTGTGAGGCCGCCAACGCCGAGCTCGCGCGCGCCACCGATCGCCGCAAGCGCGCGCAGGCCGAGGTCGACGCCGCGAACACGCGCCTGCAGACCCTCGTCGCCGAGATCAGCAGCGGCACCGGACAGCCGTCGCTGCCGTTCTCTGTCGCCGACCAGGAGGCCGACCGCAACGCGATGCTGCAGGCCGACCGCGAGGCGAACACGCCGGCGCTGATCGAGCGCCTAAAGCGCTTCGGCTGGATCCTCACGCGCGAGCAGCTTGACGCGCTGGCGCACGCGCAGCGTCACGAGCTCGCCGAGTATGTGAAGCGATCCGAGGCCGCGATCCTCGACGCGACGCAGCTCCACAACGTCGCGCTGCCGGCGGTCCTCGCGTCGATGCACGTCGCCGACGACCCGCCGCCCGGCGAAGAGCGCCAGCACTGCACCCTGTGCGGGATGATGCTCCAGGCGCATCCGGTCGACTTCTGGGTGCCGGGTCTGCGCATCGGCAGCGACTGTCCCGGCGAGGACGTCAGCGGCGAGCGCGACACCGCGCTGGTCACCGCCGACGAGGAGCACGCCGCGTCATGACCCGCCTGCTCGCAATCGACCCGGGACCGACCGCGTCTGCGTATGTGCTCTACGTGCACGAACGCGACCCCATGACCCGCCGCAACGTGCTCGAGCGCCCTCTCCTCGAGCACGCCAAGGAGGCGAACGAGACCGTGCTGGCCAGGATCTACCGGGTCGCCGCAGAGAACCGCGGCGGGCGATGGGTCGACCAGGTTTGCATCGAGAAAATCGAATCGTTCGGGATGGCGGTCGGCGAAGACGTCTTTGAGACCGTCTTCTGGTCGGGCCGCTTCGCCGAGGCCTGGTGTTCGTACGACGCGGCCGGCGTGGCGCGTGTGCCACGCGGCGAGGTCAAGATGCACCTGTGTCGCTCGATGCGCGCGAAGGACCCCAACATCCGCGCCGCGCTGATCGATCGGTTCGGTCAGCCCGGCACCCGCAAGGCACCAGGCAGGGTCTACGGCGTCACGGGCGATGTCTGGTCCGCCCTGGCCGTCGCCGTCACCGTGGCCGAGGGCGGTCACGTCGAACGCGGGCTCAAGGTGCGACCGCCGAGACCGCCGAGGCTGCGTGAGGTCGATGCACTGGATGACCCGCGGGCGCCGTTGTTCCCATGACTCCTGAACTCTGACACCATGCCGATCTGTCTGGAGCGCGGCTGCCCTCGCCTCGTCACACGCGGTCGCTGCCCCGCGCACGCCCAGGCCAAGGAGCGCACCCGAGGCACCGCGCATCAGCGTGGCTTCACGTCACACTGGCACAACACATTCAAGCCACACTTCCGAAACCTCCTGCTCGAGCAGGACATCCCGCCCGTCTGTGGGGCGACGCTGCCGACCGGACCTCAGACGAGTGACAGCCGATGCAAGGCGGACGGTGTGCTGACGTTCGACTCGTTGCACCATGACCATGAGCCCCCGTTGACACCGCACGAGCGGCAGCATCGGGCCGCGGTCGAGGACCCGCAGCGTATCCAGTTGCTGTGCGCGGCGTGTCACGCGGCCAAGACGCGACGGCAGCACGGGGGGACCCCGGGGGGGTGAGCCGAAAGGTCCATCGAGGGCGTCCAAAAACCGTGTCGGAGGTCGGAAACGTTCTCTACGAGATGTGGATTGGTGAGCAGGGCTAGAAAGGCCGGTCGAGATGCCCGGACCTCCTCCGAAAGATCCGAAGCTGCGGCAGCGGACGAATCGCGTGACGACGGCGGCGACCTTGACGCTGGCGAGTGGGGCCAGGCGGGTCCGGCGGCCGCCGCTGCCGCGGCGTGGGCCTGACGGTCCGGCGTGGCACCCAGACACCGTCTGGTTCTGGTCGAAGGTGTGGGAGTCGCCGATGGCGTCGGAGTTCATCGCGGCCGACGTGCCGGGGCTGCTGTTGGTGGCGCAGCTCGTGGATCGGTTCAACTACGGCGAGGTCGCGCTGGCGGCGGAAATCCGACTTCAAAGGCAATGTTTTGGGCTGACGCCACTGGATCGGCGTCGGTTACAGTGGCAAATCGAGAAGGTGTCCGAAGCGGAGCGCCGTCGCACCAAGAGGATGCCGGCACCGGCTGGGACGGCGACCCGCGATCCGCGACGCGTGCTGCGGGCGGTGACATGAGCGTGCTGTCCGTCCCCGAGCTGGAAGACACGCCGTGGCCGACACTCGGCCCGCACGTCTGCCAGTTCATCGAGGCGCATCTGGTCCACGGGCCAGGCGATCTGCGGGGTGAGCCGGCGCAGTTGGACGACGAGAAGCGTGGCCTCGTCTACCGGATGTATGAGGTCTTCCCGAAGGGCCACTCGCAGGCGGGCCGGCGGCGGTTTAAGCGGGTGGCGATCTCGCTGCGCAAGGGGAGCTCGAAGACCGAGCTGGCCGCGTGGATTGCGATTTGCGAGTTGCATCCCCACGGCCCGGTGCGGTGCGACGGGTTCGACCGGAAGGGCCGGCCGATCGGTCGGGGCGTGACCGACCCGTACATCCCGATGGTGGCCTACACCGAGGAACAGGTCGAGGAGCTGTGCTACGGCGCGGTGCGGGTCATCCTGGAGAACTGCGCGCTCGGGAACGACTTCGACATCGGGCTGGAGCGGGTGATGCGGAAGGGTGGCGATGGGAAGTGCGTGCCGCTCGCGACGTCCCCGAACGGCACCGACGGCGCACGGACCACGTTTCAGGTGTTCGATGAAGTGCATCGGATGGTGCTGCCTCGCCTCAAGGCGGCGCACCGGACGATGATGGCGAACATTCCCAAGCGGATGAAGGCCGACGCCTGGAGTCTGGAGACGACGACGGCCCCGGCCCCAGGGGAAGGCAGCATCGCCGAGGACACGATGCAGTATGCGCGGCAGATTGCCGACGGGAAGATTCAAGACCCGCGGCTGTTCTTCTTCCACCGGCAAGCGAGCGATGGCCACGACCTGAGCACGAAGGCCGGATTGACGGCCGCGGTCCGCGAAGCGTCGGGGCCGGTGGCGAGCTGGTCCGACATCGGCACGATCGTGGAGCAGTGGCAGGATCCCACGGCCGACCCGGCGTATCTCGAGCGCGTCTGGCTGAATCGGCTCGTGCAGAGTTCAGAGAAAGCGTTCGACATGACGCGGTGGGCGGCGCTGGCGCAGCCGGGGCGCGTGGTGGCGAAGGGCGCGGCGATTGCGCTGGGCTTTGATGGGGCGCGGTATTACGACTCCACCGCGCTCATCGGCACGGAGATGGACTCCGGGTTCCAGTTCGTCCTCGGGCTCTGGGAGCGGCCCGAGTTCGTCAAGACCTGGGAAGTGCCGAAGGCGGACGTGGACGCCGCCGTGGCGCACGCCTTCGAGACCTACCAGGTGCGGCGGTTCTACGCCGACCCGCCGTATTGGGAGGAAACCGTCGCGACCTGGATCGGCACCTACGGCAAGGAGCGCGTGACGGAGTGGTGGACGAACCGGCCCAAGGTCATGGGCTACGCCGTCAGGGCCTACCGCAACGCCCTGATCGACGGCAGCGTGTCGCACGCCGGGGATGCGGGGCTGACGCGGCATCTGGGCCACGCGCACAAGCGGCTGTTGGGCGTGCGAGATGAGCAGGGGGAAGCGCTCTGGACGATTCAGAAAGACCGACCGGATTCCCCGTTCAAGATTGACGCGGCGGTGGCGGCGGTCCTGAGTTCAGAAGCGCGGACGGATGCGATTGCGGCGGGGGCGTTGGCGCCGCCGCCGCAGTATCAGGTGCTGGTGCTGCGGAGGTAGCCCGATGGCGAAGACTCCCCCTGGCGAGCCCACGGTGACCGTGCTGATGCGTCGTCGCGGTCGCCCGCGGACGGTGTGCGTCGACGAACGTGATGGGTCACGCGTGTCGACCTATGTCCCGGCGTCCTTCCATGACCGCCTGGTCACCATCGCGAAGCGAGAGGAGAAATCCGTCGCCGCACTAGTCCGCTCGTGGCTGATGCTGCGGATGACGTAGGATTTTTCTCCTAATAAATAGGCGATTTTGCGCCAACCTGCCACCGTGGCAGGCAGCGTGGATCGCGCCTATTCCCTTCTCGACATCAAAAGCATCGATGATGACGAGCGCATCATCGCCGGGATCGCCAGCTCGCCGCTGACCGATCGGGTCGGTGACGTGCTGGAGCCCACAGGGGCCGAGTTCCGTCTGCCGTTGCCCTTGCTCTGGCAGCACCGCGCCGACGAACCGATCGGCCAGGTGCTGGCCGCCAAGGTGTCCGCCAGCGGCATCGAGATTCGCGCGCAGATTGCGAAGAACGTCCTCCCGCGGATCGATGAAATCTGGGCGCTGATCAAGGCCCGCCTGGTGCGCGGCCTGAGCGTGGGGTTTCGTCCGACCGCGGACCCCGAACCCATCAAGGGCACGAGCGGCCTGCGCTTTCCGGCGTGGGAATGGCTGGAGTTGTCGGCCGTCACGATTCCGGCGAACGCGGACGCCTCCATTCAAACCGTCAAGCAATGCGACACGTCGGCCGCCGCGCCTGGGGGCCGCCGCGTCGTCTCAGTTCTACCCGGCGCTCCGGGGTCACGAGGACACGGCAGTGCGATGAAACCCTACGCCGAACAAATCACGAGTTTCGAGCACACGCGGGCTGCGAAGGTCGCCGAGCGCGACAGCCTGCAGGAGAAGGCGTCCAGCGAAGGGCGCACCAAGGACGCGGCCGAGCGCGAGTCGTTCGAGACGCTGACGCAGGAGATCAAGGCCATCGACGACGAGCTCGTGGACCTGCGCGCGCTCGAGCAGACGAACCGGCAGATGGCGGCGCCGGTCACGGGTGGCACACCGGAGCAGGGCGCGGCCTCGCGCACGCCCGTCATCACCGTGAAGGACACGCTGCCGCCCGGCATCGAGTTCGCGCGGTACGTCATGTGCCTCGCGGCGGCCCGAGGCAACACGTCGCAGGCGGTCGAGATCGCCAAGGCCCGGTACCCCGACATGACGCGCATCGCCACCGTGCTGAAGTCGGCGGTCGCGGCGGGCACCACGACCGACCCGCAGTGGGCCGGGGCGCTCGTCGACTACACGAACTTCACCGGCGACTTCATCGAGTACCTGCGCCCGGCGACCATCATCGGCAAGTTCGGCACCAACGGGATTCCCGCGTTGCGGCCGGTGCCGTTCAACATCCGCATCATCGGTCAGACGAGCGGGGGTGAGGGGTACTGGGTGGGCCAGGGGCAGCCGAAGCCGCTCACGTCCTTCGACTTCGCGCCGACGCTGCTCACCTGGGCGAAGGTCGCCAATATCGCGGTCCTCAGTGACGAGCTCGTGCGGTTCTCGTCGCCGTCGGCCGAGGCCCTGGTGCGCGATGCGCTGCGCGGCGCCCTCGTGGCGCGGCTCGACATCGACTTCGTGAACCCGAACAAGGCCGCCGTGGCGAACGTGTCGCCGGCCTCGATCACCAACGGCATCTCGCCGATCGCCTCGTCGGGCACCGATGCGGCGGCGGTGCGCGCCGACATCGCAGCGATCTTCAGCACGTTCATCGCGGCCAATCTGACGCCGGCCAATGGCGTCTGGATCATGTCGGCCACGACGGCGCTGCAGCTCTCGCTGATGCGCAACGCGCTCGGCCAGAAGGAATTCCCCACCATCACGATGATGGGCGGGACCTTCGAAGGGCTGCCGGTGATCGTCTCCGAGCACGTCGCCGTGTCGGGCAGCCCGGACAATCACATCGTCATCCTGGTCAACGCGTCCGACATCTACCTGTCGGATGACGGCCAGGTGGTGATCGATGCCAGCCGGGAGGCGTCGCTGCAGATGGACGATGCGCCGACGAATGCGAGCGCGTCCGGATCGCCGCTGGCGCCGGTGCCCACGCAAGTCGTCTCGATGTTCCAAACCAACAGCGTCGCGCTGCGCGCCGAGCGCTACATCAACTGGGCGCGGCGGCGCGTCGAGGCGGTGGCGTATCTGGAAGGCGTGAACTGGGCGGCGTAGGTCGCCCGTTTGACGGGACGCGGGGCCTCGTGGTGTCGAGGCGCCGCGTCCTGGTTTTCGGTCCTGCCCATGATTCAGCTCGTGCCCATGTCCGTCCGCGTCGCGTTCGAATTCCACGGGCGCGCCCTGCGCCCAGGCGATCGGATCGAGGCCGGTCCCGTCGAAGCGCTCGCCCTCAAATATGCCGGCAAGGCCGACTACGTCGAGCCGGCGTCCGCGGCGCCGTCGCCTCCGCGATCGAAGCGGCGTTATCGCCGGCGCGATCTGCAGGCGGAGGGCTGATGCAGCTCTTCGGCCTGACCATCCAGCGCACGAAGGCGGTGCCGTCGCTCTCGCCGGTGCCGACGACGACGTCCGGGAGCTGGATGGGCGGCTGGTTTCCGGTCGTGCGGGAAGCGTGGCCGGGCGCCTGGCAGGACAACGTCGAGGTGCGCCTGGCGAACGTGCTCACGCACCCGACCGTGTTCGCGTGTATCAGCCTCATCGCGTCGGACATCGCGAAGATGCGCCTGCGGCTCGTCGAACTGGACCGCGATGGGATCTGGACGGAGACCGACTCGCCGGCCTACTCGCCGGTGCTGCGCAAGCCCAATCACTTCCAGACGCGGATCCAATTCTTCAAGGGCTGGCTGACCTCGAAGCTCGTCTACGGCAACACCTACGTGCTGAAGGAGCGCAACGAGCGCACGAACGTGTCGGCGCTCTACGTGCTCGACCCGACCCGCGTGCGGGTGCTCGTCGCGCCCAATGGCGAGGTCTACTACGAGCTGATTCGGGATGATCTGGCGCTGCTGCCGGAGCAGCGGACCGCGCCGGCCAGCGAGATCATCCACGACACGATGCACGCGCTGTATCACCCGCTCTGCGGCCTGTCGCCGATCCACGCGTGCGGTCTGGCCGCGACGCTCGGCCTCAAGATTCAGACCGACTCGGCGTTGTTCTTTGAGAACAACTCGACACCGGGCGGCATCCTGACCGCCCCTGGCGCCATCAGCCAGGAGGTGGCGGACCGCATCAAGGAAACCTGGGAAACGAACTACGGCACGGACAACCGCGGCCGCACGGCGGTGCTCGGTGACGGGCTCAAGTTCGAACCGATGACCTTCAAGGCGCAGGAGTCGCAGGTCGTCGAGCAGTGGCAGAAGACGGCCGAAGCGGTGGCCGCGGCCTATCACGTGCCGGCCTACCTGGTCGGTGCGGCGCCGCCGCCGGCCTACAACAACATCGAGGCGCTCACCCAGGCGTATTACTCGCAGTGTCTGCAGGAGCTGATCGAGTCGATCGAGCTGCTCCTGGATGAAGGCCTGGGCCTGACGGCCGGCAAGATCGAAGGGCGCACGCTCGGGACCGAGTTCGACCTCGACGATCTCCTCCGGATGGACAGCGCCACGATGGTCACGACGCTGGCGGCGGGCGTGGGCGCCGGCATTGCCGCGCCAAACGAAGCCCGCAAGCGCGTGAATCAGAAGCCCGTCGAGGGCGGCGACACGCCGTATCTCCAGCAGCAGTACTGGCCGATCCGGCAGTTGGCGGAACGGGACATTCCGGTGCCGCCGACGTCGCCGGCGCCAGCGCCCGCTCCGGATGAGGGCGACGACGGCGACGAGGCGAAATTCGCCACCGCCCTCTGGACGAAAGTCGCAGCGCTCGACTATGCACCGTGATCCTGAAGCTCGAGCGGAACTGATCGTCGCGGCGATTCGCGCCGCGGTCGCGCCGCTGCTCGTCCGCATTGCGGCGCTCGAAGCCAAGGTCGCGCTCGGGCCGCGGGATGGCCGCGACGGGATGCCTGGACCGAAGGGCGACCCGGGCGACCGTGGGCCGAAGGGCGACCCCGGGGACGCTGGGCCCGCCGGCGGCGCCGGCGAGCGGGGGCCGGCTGGTCCCCCCGGTGACCCGGGTCTCCCTGGTGAGGCGGGGGCGCCTGGTGCGCCGGGCCCGCCAGGGTCGGAGGGACCCGCGGGGCCGGCGGGCCCCCACGGTGACGCCGGCGCCCCGGGGCGAGACGGACTCGACGGCACAGACGGGGCGCCCGGGCTGAACGGCTCGCTCGAGGGCATCGAGCTCCGACAGGCCGAGGACTTCCGGACGGTGCAGTGTGTCTTCAAGGCGACCGGCGAGTTGGTGCCCGGCGGTACGCTGACCTTCCCGGTGGTGCTCGATCGCGGCGTCTACAAGACCGGCCAGACATATCAGGCCGGCGACGGCGTGACGTGGGCCGGGTCGTTCTGGATCGCCCAGCGGGAGACGAGCGAGAAGCCCGGCGAGGGGCCCACCGGGTGGCGCCTGGCCGTCAAGGCGGGCCGCGAAGGTAAGCAGGGGATCAAGGGCGATCCGGGGGACCGCGGGCCGAAAGGCGACCAGGGGCCGCAGGGGAGGTCGGGCTATTGATGACCGTCGCGCAGGCTCGTCGGCGGAATGCGCAGCGTCCTCCGATGCCGGTGGTGGTCGTCCCCAGGTTGTGCCCGGGTGGCACGGTGGTCTGTCTCGCGTCAGGGCCGAGTCTGACCGAGGACGATGCTCGGTTCTGTGAGGGTCGAGCGACGGTGATTGCCGTGAACGATGCGTATCGCTACGCCCCCTTCGCCGCCGCCTTGATGGCGAGCGACACCGAGTGGTGGCGCGTGCATCACGGCGTGCCGTCGTTCACCGGGCTGAAGTATTGCCTCTCGCGGTCGGCCGTGGGCAAGTGGCCGGATGTGCACGTCCTGCGCAGCACGGGCGCGGCCGGGATTGAAACCGACCCCACGGGCCTGAAGACGGGCTGCAACTCCGGCGCGGCGGCGGTCAACCTGGCCGTGCACTTCGGCGCCGCGCGCATCCTGCTGCTCGGCTACGACATGGGGGTGTCGCGCGCCGGCATGCCGGAGCATTTCTTCGGGAATCATCCGCGGCCGTTGCGCGGCGGATCGCCCTACCGGCTGTTTCGCGAGCAGTTCGGCCAGATGGTCGCGCCGCTGAAGGCCGCCGGCGTGGCCGTCATCAACTGCACGCGCCGCACGGCGCTCGAGCACTTCCCCTGTCAGCCGCTCCGGGAGGCCCTGGCATGACCCAGTGGCCGACCGTCCTCAGCGAGATGGACACGCTCGACCTGGTCCTCAGCGGGCGGAGCCTGGCGCGCTACGGCGATGGCGAGCTGCATCTGTGCGATGGGGTGCCTGCCAAGGCGCAGGAGGCCGATCCGGCGCTCCGTGGGCGCCTGAGAGGCATTCTGCGATCGTCGGGGCACTGCCTCGTCGGCCTCCCGAATCTGCGCGCCCAGACGCCCAAGGCGGCCTTCTGGCAGCCATTCGCGCGGCATGTCGGCCTGCTCAAGGAGCGGGAGTACGCCAGCGCGTTCGTCACGCGTCCCGATTCCGCGCCCTGGATTGACACGCCGACCTATTGGGGCACGCTCGCACAGCTCTGGCTCGGGCAGGACGTGTTGCTCGTGCGCGGGGGCGCGCGGTCGTTCACCGCCGGGGACCTCTGCGGCGCGGCGCGCGTCACCGAGGTGGTCGGGCCGGCCGTCAACGCGTGGCGGTCGTATCGGGATCTGTTCACCCAGGTCATGGCGCATCGGCCGACGCGCGCGCTGCTGTGCCTAGGTCCGACGGCGACGGTGATGGCCGTCGACCTGTGCGCCCACGGGGTGCAGGCGATCGACCTCGGGCACCTCGGCCTCTTCTGGAAGAAGCATCTGAAGGGGGAGCCGATGATCGTGACCGAGCGCGACAAGGCGGTCGCATGACCGTCGCCACCTGGACGCCGCCGGCGCTCTGGTCAGTCCCGCGCGTGTGGACCGGCGAGCGGTGCTTCGTGATCTGCGGCGGCGAGAGCGTGAAGGCGCAGCGCGCCGTCGTGCCGCATCTCAACGGCCGCGTGATTGCGGTGAAGCACGGCGTGTTGCTTCGTCCCGATGCGGACGTGCTGTTCTTCGCCGGCGAACGACCGGCCGACGTGGCGCCGCCGCTCCTGCGGGCATTTCGCGGGGACCACATCGTGGTGCGGGGCCGCGGGCACGAGGTATTTCCGCCGCACGCGAAACGCGTCTGGCGCACCCTCGAGCACACCGCCTGGAGCACCAATCCGACGATGGTGGCGGGCTACGACGCCGGCACGAGCGCGATCAACCTGGCCATCCTG